TCTTTCCTTTTGATTATTGTCACTAATGAAAAAAGATATATTATCATTAAGTATTGTATTAAATAGTTTGTCAATTATTGACAGATAATTAATTTTTGTTTTGTCATCTTCATTAACTTCACTAAATGGATAATTATTATTGATTAGATCATCATCATTCATTAAAATAAATGGCAAGAATATATTTGGATCATAAGTATTAGAGTTATATAACATTGTGACATACAAATCAAATGTCTCATCATTTTTGGCTAACAATTTATTAAATGAGTCTAATTTATTAGTAATTAATACTTGATATTTTTGGAGAAGATCAATATTAATATTTTTGATATTGTAATTATTAATCATACTAATAATTTTTGTGACACAGAATTTATTCATAATAAGTTGGTCATAACGTATTTTTTGGACCATATTTTTGGTACATATTTCATAAATATTTTTGAGATATTCATTCAATAATAATACTCCTAATTTAATTATCTCATGATCTGTATCTATTAATAATGATATTAGTTTTACAATAATAATACATTTAATTATCCATAATTGTGTTTTGTTAATTAGATGGATGTCAATATTTTTGAATCTTGAATCATTTATTGGATAAAGTATTTTGCTATATGGATCTTCAACATACTCATATGAATCTAATCCATTTAGTTGGATATATCTGTCAAATAATAAATAATTCTTAATCATTAATGTAAAAAGTTGTTGTGTCGGATTTATTATTTTTCGATTAGACATTTCAAGCAACATGTTTATAATAATTGTGTTGTATAATGGATTGTAAATGTCACATGATCTTTTGACGAGATAATATTTATTGTCATATGATGTATCAGAAACATAATAATTAGGTATATATTTCAATTTACTATTTGCTATTGTTTCTATGATTCTGTCTAAAAGTATTCCTGATTCCATATATTATATTTAGTCAATTTAGTTAGAATTATGGTTAGAAGATTTATTAAATAATTCAATTTAATAAATAACAATTATAATCCTTTGTCAAAAATATTTTTGGCTGTTCTGTTAATTAGATATGCAATCAATGGGAGTGTTACAAAACCAATTTCGCCAGAATAAAAGAGAATCATCAATACTCCTGAACCAATACTAATATATCCCATATTTTTGATTATGCCATCAGATTTATCATTTAGTTCTGCATACATATTGTATAAATTAGTCACAAAATTTACAATTAACCACATTCTTACCATAAATCCATGAATCATCATTAAGACAAGTTCCATAGCTAATGGCAAATATTCAATGTAATGTTTATGTTGTTTGAGATCGGACATCTTAATATCAGTATTATATTGTTTGTTGACATATTTTTCATTGATCATTCCGGTTAATTTAAATAATTGTGGTAATACAAATTGTATCACAAATGATTTTATATAGAAATATATTTTCAATATGATATCTTTTGCTATTAATAAATAGTCAGTATGAAGAGGTGTTTTTGTTGATGATGTTGTTATTGACGATTTCTTTTTAGTATTATCACTAGATCCCTTTGCTAATTCTTTATCAGAATGTTTTGATTCAGACATATTATATATATTATTAGTTTCTTATTTTTCTGACTAAATTAATTACAGATGAGAAGAATCAATAATAATATACATATGATTACTAATATTTTTGGGTCAATTAATGATTCTAAAATATTATTACTATCAAATCCCTCATTTAGTTCATATGAATTATTTACAACAATATCAGGATGTAATACTTTACTTATTCTGGTTTGATCATATATTACATTATTATTTAGTTTTTTGAATTGGGGTTCTTCATCTGTCCAATCTAATTCTTCAGGATCAATCACGCTGACAGATCTGACATTATAATCACATTCTAAACATTTTTCATTATGCATTGTGTTAATATCTACACAATTTTCATATCGTTGACCCCAACATCTATTAATCATTGGGATTGATTTATTAAGTTGATCACGTAACTTACAGGAACGATTACATTTTTTCTCTATTTGGAGAGGTCTAATAGTTTCATTAAACTCATCAGAATCTTTGATGGTAAAACCAAATCTAGGATCATTGTCGGGAAATTTGATGTATTTGTTATTATCAAGTGAATTCTTTCTGTCACTCATTATATTCATTATATAATGAACAATATCAAAATAAATTATTGAACCTGATAATTCATTAAATTCAAAATTATCCATTCCAATCCAACCAGGGACCATTCAACCATGTACCATCATTACCATAACTATGAGCTGAGAACCAATCTGATATACCATCACAACCAGCTATTAGTTTCGTATAGCCACCACCCCAAGATTGTTTATTTTTGAATCTATGTGCCTTGCATGAGTCAAGTAATGTGTCAGTGTCCTTAAAATAAACTAATCCTGCTGATGATCCAAGAACAAGTTGTTTCCCATCTTCAGAATAAAGTCCAGGAATACCCCATGCGGCACCAATTCTTAATCTGCCTGCATTTTCCATATCAGAAAAATAATGTCTACCACCTTTGAATTCACTACCATTATTGACAGTTAATTTTCCAGAAATATTGACATTACCATCTTTGTCAACTGAAAAAACATCTTTTCCATCAACTGTCACTTTCAGACTATTTGACAAGTTTAAATTAGTTACATTCATATTATCTTTATTATAAACACTAATCACATTTTGAACAGCCTCATTAGACATGTCAAAATGGTCAATATCATCATTCTTTAGAATTCTTGTGAATACTAAAAATATCAGGATTATTACAATTAATATCAAATAATCAGTCATACTTATTATAATATCATTAGTCCATAAAAAATATTAATTATTATAATATCATTAGTCCATAAAAAATATTAATTATTATAATTTTCCATTATGAATTAGTGTATCATCATCATAATGAATATTTGATCTGTAAGAACTGTCATAAAGTTGTTTATCACAAATAAATCCACAACATGTTCCAGGTCTATTACCTTTACATATCACTTTTCCATTATTGCATAAACATTCATCATCAACAACATAAATATCATTTCTTCCATATGAAAACAAACAACCCATATTTATATTGTTATTATTTATTATTGTTTTTGATTGGATGATATTTTTTAATTAATACTATTTAATGACATGTGTTAGATAAATTAATAATGTCAGAAACTAAAATCTCAGAAACTAAAATTTCTTCATCTATTAATTCAAATGTATTAAATGACCAGAACATTAATCTCATTACAAGAGGTTTACAAGAAGTTATTGATCCTGATAATATCCTCAAAAAGATTGTCCAAAAAAGACCACTTAAATTATATTGGGGCACTGCTCCGACACATTCACCTAGTATTGGCTATCTGTATCCAATGATGAAGATTGCAGATTTCTTAAATGCTGGATGTGATGTAACAATATTATTTGCAGATTTGCACGCCATGTTAGACAATATGAAATCAAATCCTAAACAAATTGAAGCCAGAACAAAATATTATGAAGTTGTTATCAAGTCATTATTAGAAATACTTGGTGTTAAGATTGACTCTTCAAATCTTAAATTTGTTATTGGCAGTTCATTTCAATTGAAACCAGAATATACAATGGATATGTATAAACTTGGTATGCAAACATCATTAAATCAGGCACAAAGAGCAGGTGCAGAAGTTGTTAAACAAACAGATAATCCACTAATAACCGGATTATTATATCCAATGTTACAAGCGTTAGATGAACACTATTTGAATATTGATGCATTTTTTGGTGGAATAGATCAAAGAAAGATTTGTGTTTATGCAAGAGAATATTTGCCAAAGATTGGATATAAACCGAAAATAGATTTATTGAATCCAATTATTCCTGGATTATTGACCACAAAGAGTGATGGAACCAAAACTAAAATGAGTTCATCGGATCCAAATGGAAAAATAGATGTTATAGATTCTCCAAAAGAGATTAGAAAGAAAATATCAAAAACATATTGTTTAGAGAAAGATATTACAGATAATAGTCTTCTTGCTCTGACAAAGAATTTATTATTTCCATTATTAGAAAGAATAAACAAAGATTTTGTAATAAATAGAGATGAAAAATTTGGTGGTAATATTTCATTTAAGACATATGAAGAATTAGAAACAGCATTTACTAAAGATCTTCATCCAATGGACCTAAAAAATGGTGTGAGTGATTTTTTAATCAATCTGTTAGAGTCACTTAGAAATAAGATTGATTCTAACGAAATGAAGAATATTATTAAACAAGCTTATTCAAAATAGATAAATATTTATAATTTATTCATTATTTCTTCCACATTATCAGATTTTTTAATTTGAATACATATAACATTAGTATTTAGTTTATTTGACAATTGTTTAAATCCTGATGCAACTGACCTAATATGATCGATTGAATCATCCAAAAATGTGACAGTTTTAAATCCAATTGGATGAATATAATTTTTGATTACATATTCTTTTGTTCCAGTAACATTTGCCTCTTCTGTTCTGTCAAAACATAAAACACCAAATAATATTTGCCCATTTGAAATTCTTTTACATATTTCATTGATAGCACTATAATATATCTTTGTTCTATAACCAACATAACTTAGTGCAATCATTCTGGATGAAACTGAAAGATTTTTTGTAGAGTCAAGTGTATCTAAAACATTATGCATATCTGAAACAATAAAATCTGTTTTAGATGGATCTGTAATTTTTTTTGTAAAATAGTCTGAAACAATCTTATTGATCTCTTCAAATGTCATTTTTTCATTTAGACAATCTGCAGGTAATTTATCATCATCATCTAGATTACGTTTATCTAATTGTGTATAGATGATATATTTATATTTCTCTTCTTTTGTTTCATAATATGGCATTATTATTTCAACAATTGGTCTTGGTTTGTCATTATGTCTTCTTGTATTTAATCTCTTGTGAATGTTTCTATTTCTGTTCATTGGATTGATTGGATTGGTTGATATAATAATTCTATTAATAAATAAATACTTAAATACTTTGTTGATCAATTTTTGCAATATATCCAATGAAAACCCAATTATCTTTCTCAAAATAAATATTACCTTTCAACATCTTATTGTAATGTTTGTATGTGTTATTGACATTATCAATCAGTTCTGACAATTCTTCTTTCTCAAAGAAATGGTAATATCTTTCGTATGATTTATTATCTGTCTTGGACAAGAAACTTACCAATCTGTCATGATCAGCATATTTATCTTTGTTATTAGTATTAGTATCATTAGTAAGTAGTTTTGATTTTTTGTATTTTGGTTCAGTAGTAGCCCAAACTTGAATCATAATAGAACCATTTACTTTACATATTCTTAACATTTCTGAAACAAATAACATTCTTCTTGCAGATGAAGATACATGATGTAAGACAGCAATTGAGAATACAGAATCAAATGTATCATCTTTGAAATCAATCGAACAACCATCACCATATGAAACTGTTTTTCCTTTATTTTTGGCAATTTTGAGAAGTTCATTTGATGTGTCAATACCAATCATATCAATATCATTTCTGAACATATTCTTACCATTACCACATCCAACTTCAAGACAAATAGATCCTTTAGGGATTTTATTGACAAACTCGATTGTCATAGGCCATGCTTTGTATCTTGTACCATCAAATGTTGTGGAAATATTATCATAAGTCTTGATAACATTATTTGCCTCAATATCAGGAATTAATGTACTGATTGTTGTATTAGTTGTATTATTTGATGAAACAGATTTTACTTCTGGTACACTTTGCATAAAAGGAATGCATATGTTAGTATGTGACATTCTCAGAACTAAATATGAGTTGATTATTTACACTAATATACAGAATTAAGTTGTGATAGAAAAATCAATTTTTTTATTGTGAATGTTTCATTTGTTTCAATGACTCTTTTTTTGAGGTGAGCTCGTCAATATTCTCCTCTAACATAGATTCAGTAACCTTGAGTTTATTAATGGGAGAATCAAACTCATTTTTTTGTTTATTCAGATTTGATACAAATCTGAGGAGATTCTTTTGGTCAGTCTCCATTCTTTTGAGAATTGCATCAATCTCACTTCTGAATTGTGGAGTCTGATTATTAACAGAAATGGTCTCAATTGATTTTTTGGAAATGTCATATTGATTTACCATATGATTTAAGACATTATTTGTGTCAGTGATTGCTGAAACTTGTAATTCGTAACCTTTAATACCTGTTCTTATGTTTGTGAGTTTGGTGTTTGTGCTATTGATATCGGCATCTAAAAGTGTCATCAATACAAGTGATCTATCAGACTTATCAATATAATGGAGAATACTTGATACTGTTGATGACATGTCTTTTGAAGAATATTTGTTGTATTTGTAGAATCCTCTAGTTGTTGCCATATATCGTGTTTCACCAGTCTTATTTATGTGGTCAGAATGTGATGTCTTAGACACAATCAGACAGAATTGTTCTCCTTTGTGAGTATCATTATTTGATTGGGTAATTTCCCAATGAATCATACTTATTTTGAGTGGATCAGCTTCAACAGGTATGTCAATATTAGGTGAAAAGATGATTTCCGGATCTTGAGATTCTAGGTCAGTATTGATCGGGTCATAGTCATAAACTGCAATACTCAAATAAAATCTATTACATAGGTCTTGGATCAAATTATGTAATGTTTTGTTATTTAGATCTGTGAATGATGTACAACTTTTCAGAAGAAGATTGTCAACAATAGCAAATATTCTATTACAGTCCCATGGGTAGTCTATTTGCCGACTTGCCTTGAACATATCAATTGTAATTGCCGATGCAATAGAACTGAAAAATGACAGATCTGAAAATCCGACATTTGACATTATTCGGTGTATTTCGGGGGTTCGGGTTATTTCGAGTGTTTCGAACATTTTTATCTTTTTTTGGAGATAGTAGTATTATTCAGAATCAATAAAATAAGTAAGAAATATGATATTCAATTTTTTATTGAATAACATTACATTAATAGACAAAAAAGACAAAGACATTTGTTAGTATTAGTATGCAACACGATTATTTGTTGATAATGGCCGATGCCGCGTGGATAATGGTATAAACTTGTTTGAGAAGAGCGATCATTTCATCATTCTGTTTTTTGAGCTCTTTACAGCTTTCAAAAAGTTCGGGGAACTTTTTGCATGCATTCACAATTTCTGCTTGTGAAGGAGGAGGTTGTGATTCCGATGGGGTCAGAACCGCCTTAATGCCGGACAAAATAATGTCCCCTTTTTCCCCAAGATGAAATTTGACCGCTCCGAACTCATTATTGACACGGGTCATTTTTTTAATCAAATCTGGAATATGTTCACATGCTTCCTCAACCTCAAGCGTTGTGGGGATTTTTGAACCATTTTCAGTAGATGTGGTTTGTTCTTGTTTTTGCTCCACAACTTTCACTTCCTTTATCTCAGACTCAGATTAAGGAGATTGGACAGATTGAATCTTGGGCTTAACCATGAGGTCAAGTAAGTCCGAACCTACAGGACGCCAATCAAAAAGTTTATCTTTGATATAACCACCATATTCATTGATTTTGGTGTCCTTCAGAAGAGGGATAGCATCAGAGTAAGGTGTCTTGGAGACGATCAATTCAAATAATCCATTACCCCATGAAACAATCGAAAAATCGGGATATGCTCCCTTGGTCGAAGGAGTGCATGGCTTAAGAGGTGATCTAAAGACATCACCAGATCGGATCCAGAAATACAAATTAAATCCATACTCATCAATCACATCCTGGATCTTCTTAGTAACACAGAAATCGTCATCGGTAAGTGCAAGAGATTCTTCTGGTACAATCCCGCAGATTTTGGAGAGTGAAGAGATATCATGCTTTGTATGACACTCACAAAGCTTCTGAGAGTGTTTCTTACAAGGAAGACGTTTGATAATCTTCAATAGACAAGTCACAAATGATCTACATGGCAAACCATTTGTGACTTGTCTACCATTTCTGCACTTGTTCTTACCGTCACAAAGGCAACATTCCAAAGTAGCGAAAACAGGTAAGGCATTTGATTGAGAAGTCATTTTGAAAATGCAAAATGGTTGGTTGTTAATTCATTTAGCTAATGAACTGACAGAATAATAAAAAATTCAATTTTTTCATTTGGAATTTATAGTTTGGAAGAATAATTGACGTCTTTTAGTTGACCTTAATACATTACGTTCATGTTCAACATCATCTCTATCGACAATATCAATAGTATATATTGTAAAACTCAATGCCAATAAGAAATACAATCCAAACCCCATTTGTGGATTGGATTGGGAAACTTTCAACAATACTAATATGATTAACAATGCAAGAATAAATCTCAACATATATATTTATCTTGTTGAAAAAATTGAAATTATATTTGTTCTATTAAATATAATATATTTATTATCATATTAAATTTTTGTCTCTAAATACAAAAAATGACTAGCACAACTCCAAAGGCATATTATACTTGTCTTAAATGCCATAAAATTGTTGATGCATCATCTCCAAGTTCTGAATATTGTAAATATTCTATTTCGACAAAACCAAATGAGGTTGGTTGTGGATATTGCAATGATTGTGCCAAAACTAATGTTTATGAGTGCGAAGATAAGGAATGTTTTTGTGATTGCAGAACATTTATTTGTGGATCTTGCAAGAAGAAATCAAAGACCACATCAGGCTCTGAATATTGCGAAAATACAGATAGAGGTTATTGTAAGAATTGTGCTAATGATAATAATTTCTTTTGCGAAAGCTCACAATGCAAGTGTGGATATGTGAAAAGTGAATATCTAGATTGTTGTTATTCTGAAAAATTCAATTGTAAAAAATGTAACAATCTAGAATGTCCACGTTTTGCACATGATTCAGATCACAAATTGTGTAATAGATGTTATGACAAGTCTGTTAAGTCATCCTCATCATCCAAACTATCATCATTCAAATCAGAGGGATACTAATTTTTATATAATTTTGTATAAAATTATATAAAAATGCATAAATTCTATATAGCTATGCTATATAGAATTTATGTTGATTTTTCGTGTAAAACACGAAAAATCAATATCCGTCACATAAAAACATATAAAATTGTATAGCAATTTTATATGTTTTTAGGTTCCGTAAATACAAAGTGATTTTTATTTATTGTTTGTATTTGACTTTGAAAATACCGGATATTGTTTTGGTTATGTTAATGTAATTATTATAAATCTTCTCAAATGTATCTCTGTCATTACTGGATAATTTGCTATACAATTCGATAACACCTTTCTTCATTGCACATGGTTCTGTAAGATTCTTGTTGTCTATTTTATAAACATAATGATTTAATTTATTAATTTTTCTATTGAATGAAGTGACAAGATCATAAATAGCTTTATTTTGAGGATCATTTGAATATGGAGGATGTGTTATGACTTTTTCGAATGTATAATCATTTAAGAATCTTGTAATAGTGTCACCTGATTTTTTGGTCATAACATATTTTTCATCAAATGATTCTTCTTCTCTTAGATCAATAACAGTTGATCCATATTCATTAAGTAATTCGAGGAATAATTTTTTGATAGCATAGCATTTTGGCTCTGCTAATAATATGACAGTAGTATGTGGACCTAAATAATCAAAAAAATATATTGTTTCATCTCTTACATGACCAATTATTATAAGATTCTTATTAGATAATGTGTAATAATCTGGTAGTGTTTTATTGAGTTCTTGTAATGAAGCCATAATGATATCAATATATTAATAATAATTGACAATAATAAAATGTTTTTATAACCATCAAACTCAAAAATAAATAAAATAATGAATTTGACTTTAGATTAAACTTTAGTTTTAGAGCCAAGACCTGGGATGAATCCATAACCATGTGAATGTCGGAAAGGTCCATCTGAAGGGATCTCATTATAAAGTCTAATATCTACATTGAGATATAATTTTCTGTATCCATTCTCATCTTCTTCTCTCTCACTGACAAGTGAACTATTATCAATCAAATAATATCCATCCTTCATACAATCGATTTGCTTTTGTCTAAATGGAGAACAGGCAGTGCCATCAAGACCAGTTCCATCACCACCTTCTTTTTTGGTCTTGTCAGTATTAATCTTGATCCAAATGTAATTGTCTCTACACCAAAAACTTTCCATCAAGTCTGTCTTGTTATGGACATTAACATCACGAGTCAATGGACCATAATGGAGAACATGGACTGGATATTTCTTGACCTTGTCATCGGTATTCACATAGATCATATTGAATGGATACAAATAGACTCGTGTGTATTTGTATCCTTTTTTGGAGCTGAGATCTTTCAATCTACCAATTGCATCTCTGACAGCCTCATCCAAAATCTTGCGATACTCATCACAAGCCATAACAAATGGTCTGGGTGTGTTAGGTGTGTCCTTCACTTCTTGTTTGGATTCTTGATTAGAATTTTGATTAGATTCTTGATTAGATTCTTGATTAGATTCTTGATGGAGATTGGAAGACATGTTAAGGTTGTTCAGCAGGAAAATGCCAAAAGAGTTAATATTATAAGAAAATGTTATGATATTGCAGATAATAAACAATTTCAATTTTTTATGACTTATTAATATTGAATGAATAACCTCTAGCCATACCTAAATAATGGCAACTTTCACGTTCAAGAGATTTAACAGTATCAACACCATTAATCTTAGCCAAAAGGAACATATTATCATTAACAACATCAATAAATATGACTTTCCCACTGAAATTTTCCTGTTCATAATACTCAATATATTTTTGCGATTGAGGTATGTAAGTGATATTAATGATGTCACCAATAGTGACACCATTAATCATATCTGTTTTGCCATTTGATTTAAGTAATGTCCATGCCTTATATTTACATACTACCTTCAATATATCACACATTTGCCTATATTTATCATCATAAGTCATCTGTATTGATTCAATGTTTGGACAATCATGATATGTCTTTTGTTTTTTGAGCGGTGGATGCATTGAACCATTTTTAGAAGATAACAATGATACATCATATTTATAACTATTATTATTCTGTATATATTGTGTTGAGATGACTGAGTCATAGTCATTGATAAACTTATCAATTGTCGATTCTTTGCAAATAATATCAATAATCAATTCATCTAATTTCTGGTTTGGTTTTTCTTTCGTTTCTGTTTGTGAATAAGTTCGTTTAAGTTGCGAATCTTTTGATTTGGCAGAATTGGAATCAGAATCAGTCATAGTTATAATCACAGGTTCTATTGATTTAGGATTTGTTTCTGTTTCAAGTGATTTAGATGAAGGATCAGGATTTGATTTAGATGAAGGATCGGGATTTGATTTAGATGAAGGATCGGGATTTGATTCGGATTCTTGAGAGAGGAAATATTCATATGATTGTGTTTTTTGTAACTGGAATGATTCTGATCTGTTCATAATCTTAAATCTGATAATAGATATATTTGAATAAATAATAATCATTAGACAAATTGTTAGAGATAAATATTCAATTTTTATTTTGGCTATTACATATTATGAATGATATTAAAAAAAATAATACTATTTACATTAACTACAGTCATATTCTTCATTAGTCTGTTTAATCTGGAATATAATATGTTTGGTTTATTTCATAATAAATCATCAAATACATTAAATGCATTAAATGCCATACCACAATCTACTACATATTACAGTAATGGGATAAATAGAAATTATGATAATTTCATTCCATATTTGGGACAAAATAATATCAGATATGCAAATATGTTAAATCATGATTCATATAGGGTTATTGATATTTATGGATTGGATAATAATGGATTTGATAAGTTATTAAAATCTTTAGAATACAATATTGTGAACAAATATGACAGAATTATTTATAAAAAATTAGACATCAAATCTAATTATGATTCCAATAAATTAGATTGTGTCAATACAAATGATGACTCAACCAATAATGATATTCGGACTAAACTGAAGAATGAATTCTGTAGAAACAAAATGATTACATTAAAATATGATCCATTAATTGATGATTTAATAAATGATTTGAGTTATAAATATGATTTCAAATACAAAATATACAACAAACCAAAATTAATAATTAGTGATTATGATCATGTCAATTTAAATGTTGACCATAATTTATTACATCTAGATTTATTGACAAATCATGGATTAATGTCAAATGGAATATTTAAGAAACCAAAAATTAATAATTGTTGTAAATATGGATTATGCAGAAATAATGAACAGGAATGTATATACATATTTGTAATGGATACAGGAATAAGTAAAGTATTTGATCAATTATCCAATAATGTTGACAGAAGATTTGAAATGCCACCAGATCATGATGATACAATTGGTCATGGGACTTTTTGTGCCTCATTGATAAATAGTATATCATATGGTGTTGATCCAAATGCAGTTATTGTTCCAATCAAATTATTGGAATCTGAATTCACCACTGATGTCAATCATATTAAAAAGATTTTTAGATATATGAAAACATTGGGCAAAATTCCCGATAGTCCTTGTAGGAAAGATCATAAATGTATTATTAATATGAGTTTCATTGATGCAGATAGATCGAATATTAGTATATTAAAAGATTTATTAACAGAATTACATGAGACAGAAAGTTACATTATGTTTAGTTCAGCAGGGAACCAAAATGATGATTCATGTTTGTATTCACCTGGGAATCATCCAAATGTAATTAATATTGGGTCAGTAACATATCCAATTGAAATAAACAAAACTAATACTAATGATAAATCACATCTAATTAAAAGGTCTAAATTTTCAAATTGGGGTGAATGTGTTGACTTTTGGTTTTATGGTGAAAATATTAAAGGATTATCACATAAATATGGAAAACTCATGAGTATGTCAGGAACATCAATGACTAATCCAATTGCATCGGCAATAACATCAATATATCTTGCAAATAATCCTAATCCTGAGAGCAATATAGACAATATTATTAATCATTTAAGATCTACATCTAAGAAATGTGTAATTAAGAATATAAATCCTGTAACATCTGAAAATAATGGGAAGAATTATTTGTTAGGACTTGATCCACAATTTACAGATCATGAAAATAAATATATCAACTCAAAAATAAAAAATTGCAAATTAACTATATAATTATGGATATTCAGAGTGAATACATCAATACAAAAAATAAATATATTTATTTGAAAAAAATGAATATTAATGTTAATAATAATAATTTATTAACAGAATCAATAATACATAATAACATGACAGAAGTGAAAGATAAAATAGTATTGGATGGTGGAGCCAATAAACTTCAGAGTGAGACCAAAAAATCAAAAGATATAAAACCAGATTACACTATGAATTTATCAGAGCCATGGTTCACATTGATTACATTAGGATTGAAAACAACAGAAGGCAGATTGAACAAAGGAAGATTCAATGAGATGAAAGTCAATGATATTTTGGAATGGAAGAATGAAGATTTCAAACCCAGGACAATCTTAACAAGACTTACATCCAAAAAAGAATATGCATCATTTGAAGATTATCTTAAAGGTGAAGGTTTAGATAAATGTTTGCCAGGAATGCCAACTATTGAACATGGATTATCTGTTTATTACAAATATTATAAGAAAGAAGATGAGGAAAAATTTGGTGTAGTGGCTATAAGATTGGAATTATTAAATGATACTAATATTGCAATCATATGAATGATATTAGTAGGATTTATTTTTAGTTTTGTGTGTAAATCTAAAAATAATTAAATAGTGACATTACGTTTGACAGATGAAACAAATTGTTGTGATAGGAATGATGGAGCAATCGGAGCATATTTAAGAGCAACATTTTTGAAGAATAAATATTCAACAACACCAACGGCACTGAATACAATTGCATTTTCAATTAATAAATGAGTGATATCAATTTCTTCACCACATTTATATCTCAATAAACCATATGACAATCCAAGCAAGAGCCATAAAGACACATTTATAATAATTATAGTTATTTTGAGCCATTCATTATTTACGGTCATACGTTTTTCTGGTTGTTCATATATTTTATCTAATGCATCATATGGAATGTTTTGTGTTATGAATTTTACTTTAGATCCATTTTTTGCATATGCCTCACTAACAGCCTTATGAATATTTTCATCTAGTTCATGTTGGAGTGTTTCTTTGCTAATCTGTGTAACAATAAATATGAAAAATAGACTCAAAATAGTAAACAATATTACTATGTGTAATCCTAAATTTAATGTATTATATGTGTCTAACATTAATATGTAACTATATTATATAATCATATATAATAATGATAACTTCAAGAAATGTGTCCAGTATGATAATGCTTATTACATTTGCATCTGTATTTATTCCTATATTCTTTTTCACATATGCTTCAAAGATCGAACGTGATGTTGTCGTTTCACAAGTAAATTATATTGTTGATGACATACTTGGTGATATTAGCAGAATTGCCCCACAAGATAAAAAACAACTCCTAAAATCAGTAGCTAATGAAATTGAGGCTCCTATATTAGAAGATGCTGACAGAAAAGTTAAGCAAAATAATGATGAATTAATTCATACTGCCTCAATAATATTATCAGTTGTATTTGTCGCAGGTATGTTAATATCATATATCATATCACGCTATTATGAACATGATTACAAATCAATCTTCTATGAAAATCTGATCTTATTGGCAGGTATTGCAGTTGTCGAATTTGTTTTTGCCACATTCATTGCCACAAAATATATTTCTGGTGATCCTAATTATGTTAGACGTTCTGTATTAAGAAGTCTTAAAGAAGTCTCCAAACAATAATCCATTTAATTTTATATAATTTTCTCATTATGTAAAATTCCAATATTATTTATCATATTAACCAGGATTCAGACAACCATTCCACTTACAAACATTACCGTCAGTATATAGTGTAGTTTTTATTGTATTGAAATTATTGTCAAGATAAAATAATAGCCTTCCATCAGGATCGCCTCTAATAGTCCATCTACCTATTTGCAGGTCACCATTGACTCGTAAATTACCGGCAACTGACACATCATCCCATAAACCAACTTGGCGTGATCCTCCTGCTGAACGATTTCCAATAATCATCAATTTTTTAAATCCAACAGTGTCATTACTTATTTCAGATTTGTCTGTTGCTCCATCTGTAGAGCCAGTCCATTTACGACTAAACTTAATACCATTATTAATTAAACTACCTTCTTTATCAACTCTTAAAATATTGTTAATACCACCTTTGCCATCATATTGGAATAAATCAAAACCATTTGGAGTTACACCACCTAAACCTTGATTACCTCCACCCCACAATTTATAATAATAATCACCTGCACCAATAGTCATACTACTATTGCCATTAGTTTCTCTTGATGTTTCAAAATTAGATACTTTAGCATTTAGAGCTTGAAGATTATTTATGGTGGCATTTCCTGTAGTATTGAGATTTGTCACTGCAATATTATCTTTATTATAAACACTTGTCAGATTCTGCACTGCCTCATTTGATTGTGTTGCATCAAATTGTTCAAATCTATCACATTCACAATTTGGATTTATTATATTCATAATAAATAATAATCCAATAAACACAAGCAATATTATTGTTATGTCTGTAATATCCATTATTATATATTATTCATACAATAAATAAAATTTAGTAAAATAAAATTTAGTAGCCTTTCTTCAAGATTTCAATTCATGTTTTTCAATGATTCGTGTGTTTTTGAGAGTGTGAGAGGAAAGTTTTGACTTGATTGTAGCACGATTCACACATGAAGATGTATGGATAGTTGAGAGTTCTGTAGAGGTCGATCATGTCAGTGTCTTTTTCATCGGTAAAATCCAACACTTCATGAAACTCTTCACACTCCTTAGATGTGAGTCCAGAAACATTTTCACACATCTTCACAATGACCTTTCTCTCATCTGGTGTCACAATGTTCTTGCGGAGTTTGCGTAGATGTGCCTCAAATGGATCTGTCTCATCATCCTTTGATTCTTTTTCTTCTTTCGATTCTTTGTCCCAATTGTATTTTTCATCAGTGTAGTATTTGGCAGGAACATTTGTTTTGTCTGATGAAAAGAATCTGTGCATTTCACATGTTCTGTGGTTGGCAGACACATATATAGGGTATCCATTGTCTCTGACATGATGGATCAGGCAGTTTTTTTTCCTCATGAATCCAAAACAATCATCACAAATGGAATGAATTCCAATCTTGAGATTTGTCAGAATGTTATGGTATTCAAGGGCGGTCTTGTCAGTGCAATGTGAATGGAAAATTGTATTTTTTTCACAAACAACATTCCATTCATCTCGTCCACAAATAACAACAAATCTTCCAGTGTTAGTGGCGTAGTATCCTGCTCCTACAACTGGACAATGTGTCATGTATGGAAATGTTGATGATCCGCAACAACAACATAAATTGACTTCATGAACTTCGAAATCTTTTTCTTCATATGACGATTCATTGTAGAAATTTGTGACCTGATTTCTCTTTGTTTCTTGTGCCAATTGGGAGTTTAGGAGTTGGCGACGAGCACGTTTGCTTTGTCTCTTCTCCCATCCCATACGTTTTCCAGAATTTCCAGATCGGCGAGGCATATTTGTGTGAGTTTTAAACAGTTTGACTGTTTTGGAATAAATTTAATTCCATTTGACTATTTGGAAAGATCTAATATTTATATTTTCAATTTTTTGTATAAATAAAAATTGAACTCTTAATAGACTATCATATATATTCAATTCTAAACATAATATATTACATTATTTCAATAAAATGGAATCCAAATTATTGAACTATCAATATCCACATTTCTTACAATTACAAGAAATCTTGACCCAAACAAGATGTGCATTAGATGCATCTGATACAGGAACAGGTAAGACATATGTGGCAGTAGCATTGGCAAAATCCCTTGGTCTTGAACCATTTATTATCTGTCCTAAATCTGTTATCCCTAGTTGGATCAATGTGGCAAAATCATTAGAAGTCAGTTTATTTGGTATTGCTAATTATGAAATGATTAAAGGGTGCAAATATTATACATCAAATTTAGAACGTGTCGAATGTCCTTATGTCGATAAATTTACAGTTAAAGACCAAAAAGATGACGATGATGATGATTCCTATTTGAATAAACCAAAGAAGAAACCAATTGAAGATTATAAATTTGGGTTTCCCAAAAATGTGATAGTCATATTTGATGAGGCACATCGATGTAAGAATAGTAAAAGTATTACAAGTAGAATGATGATCAGTATATTTAAATCACAATGTAAAATATTATTATTAAGTGCAACAATATCAGATAAGATTGATACATTTAAACCATTTGGTGTTGTGTTCGGTTTCTATAAAGAAATGAAAGAATTCAAAATGTGGGTCCGCAAACTTAAAGATATCAAAGAATACAATTATAGAGGGAAAAATATGACAGATGATCAAATAACACTTGATATAATACATTCGAAGATATTTCCGCATGATGGGACATGTCAGGGATTTGGATCAAGAATGAGGATTAAAGATCTAGGTGATATGTTTCCATCAAATCAAGTATTATCACAAGCATATATGTCCAATAATAAGGAGGACATTCAAGAACAATACATGATTATAAAACAGGCATTTGAAGAAATGAAACATAAAGAGACAAGATCATCAGGATTAGGAAAGATTATTAGAGCAAGAATGAAAATTGAAATGCTAAAAGTTCCAATAATGTTGGATATTGTTGAAGAAGCTTTTGATTCGAATTATTCAGTGGCAATATTTGTGAACTTTAAAGAAACATTAAACTACTTAGCACATTATTTTGAGACTGATTGTGTAATTCATGGTGAACAGAAAATGGATGAACGTCAAGATTGTATTGACAAATTCCAATCTAATAAATCAAAAATTATTATTGCAATCATTCAAGCTGGTGGTGTTGGCATTAGTTTACATGATATACATGGTGAACATCCTAGAATGTCAGTTATAAGTCCTACATGGTCAGGTCAAGATATGCAACAAGTATTAGGAAGAATCCATAGAGCAGGATCAAAAACTCCGGCATTACAAAGAATAGTCTATGTGGCAGAAACATATGAAGAACAAATATGTGAATTGATTGGCAAAAAATTAACTAATATTAGTGGTATTAATGATGGAGATTTAATGGGTCCACAATTCACCAAAGAAACATATGAAGAAGTCAATGATAATAAGGATGATAATAAGGATAATAAGGACGTTAAAGAAATCAAAGAAGATAAATCATTAACTGAGATTAATATTATTCCAGAAGAGAAGGAGAAGACAAATACTAAAAAATCGAAAAAAGTTGTAAAAATACCAAAAATAAATAATGACAATAATATAGCGAATGATGAGAGAAAGGACAAAGATGATTCAAAGACAAAAAGATTCAAGAATATTGTAGACAAAGATAAGAAAAAGAAATACATAAAGAAAGAGAACAAAACATAATAGATTTATTTATTTTAATCATCAAGCAATAATAATAATATGTGATATAATAATAGCAATAACAACATGACTAGAAAATGGGATAATAATGATAAGATAATATTAATGAAGACATATGCCGGAGGTGGATCATATGCAGAAATTGGGAAAATGTTAGATAGAAGTCCAAATGCAGTTAAATTAAGATTAGAGACTATTGTATATCAAAATTTAGTTAAGGGTAAGAATCCAATAGCAATTGCAAATACATTGAATACAGATATTGAGAATATTAAGAAATTGTATTATGCCCATAAGAGTTTTAGAGAAGGGAGAGGTTTAGAGGTGGCAAATGTAAATATTGATAAGTTTACAATACCAAATCAAAATAAAGGACAGTTATATGGAGGAACTAATCCAAAAAATCAAATTAGTCAAATTAATCAAATTAATCAAACTAATCATATTAGTCAGTTAAATGGAGGAAGTTCTGAAGAGAAAGAACAAATTGAAAGACATAAAACAATTAATACAAATAATAATACAAATAATAATACAAATAATAATACAACAAATAATCTAATAGAGAGATTGGATGAAGAGAATGAATTATTAGAAAGAATAGTCAAGAACTACAAACTTAAGAGAGACCTTAAGAAATTATACATTGGAGGAAAATTAGACGAAAAAATTGCAAATCAAATTGGCAAAATCATTAATAAATAAAATACATGACAATTCATTAAGATTGTAAATATATAGGTTTATGAGTATCTCTATTTATACATTTTTTTAGATATATGAATTATAAGAGTGACAATGGGATGTTGTATGAGTAAATCGAATAAAATAGTGCCAATAATGGAATCTAATAATCTAATTAATAAAGAACTGCCGAATAATTCGATTCAACCTGAAATTCAATCTGACATTAAACCTAAATCAACGGCAATAATTAACAGTCCTGTAATAGATTCTAAATCAGATCCTAATTCAGATTCTAAAAAGAAATCTGATAATGATTTGTATAAGAATGAACAGGATGAAAGAAGAAGGAATGCATTTAGATTGTCAAAAAGGAGATCAGATGTAATTTCTGGAAGAGATGATAATAGTAGTGATTATACATCAACAAAGATGGATATGATATTTAATGCAGGATCAATTGATTTTACAACATCAGAATTGAAACATATATACATGTTACATAACACTAACACAGACAAGAATAAAATTGGAAGACTTGATATGATGAATATATTAATTGATTCAATAATAAATTGTAATTATATTGACAAAAATACAAATACAAAATATAAAATGAGAGAAATATTATCTAATTGTTGGAAAATTATTGTTAATGATGAAAAATCGGCAATTGACATCCAAAAAAGATTATCTTCACCAAGATCACTATCCAAAAAAACTGATCCTAATATTAATATCAATACTCAATCTGAAAGACTGCTAACACCCAGACCACTGACACCTAGACCATTAACTCCATTACCATTATCACCAAGAATACCAACAACAATACCGATACATTTAATAGATATTGATAAGGCAAATAATGATGCATCAAGACCATTATCTCCCAGATTATCTCTTGGATTATCACCAATAAATAGCAATGATAATAGGAGATCAATGATATTAAATAGGAGTAATCATTTTGGAGATTCATTAATGCCAAATAATATTACAGATAATTACAATCTGAATTATTTTGAACAATTAGCAAGAATGGTTGAAACCCCGAGAAGATATGTCGTAAAAGAAGATACATCAAATAATGATGACAACATTAACACAGACCATAATAATACATTAAGAGATCAGATAAGTATGAATGTTAACACAGGGAATAATACAGAACAGAAACTAGATAATTTGGTAGGATCACCGTATTTAATTTTGAATAATATGTTTTATGAAGTAATAAATAAGGATTTGCCGAAACCAATAACAAATATCAGAATACAGGCAGAATTATTTAAGAATATGATTGAAATAATGATAACAACTGATAGATCTAAATTTAAAAAGGTATTGTTCAGATTTAGAAGGATGATTAAGAAAAAAATAATTGATAATAAAATATTTAATAGATTGAAGTCTGCAATAATAACTGCTATGAAAAATCAATTGAAATCAAGATGGACAGACATAATGGAAGATGTATGGGGTCAAATGTGTGATAAAGTATTATTATTTATTAGAAAGAAATCAAATCTTGACAAATAATTATTAGAAGATCTTGTCAAATAATTCGAAAAAATCTATTTTGGGATTATTTATGTTATCAAAGAGATCCATTATTTTTTTGGAAGGCAATTTGATATTATTCTTTTCAATTGTGTTTGTTAAATCTAGTTTCTTTGTTTCTATTAAATAATACAACAAACCTCTCAATATAAATTGTTGTTTATTTGGTATATTTCTCAAATATGTATTCTCTTCGACTTTAGATATTTCTTCTTTTTTGTATTTATTGTAATCTTTGTCATCATGAAATAATTTATCTAATGATGCAATATTGTAAACCTTAATAGCATAATTAACTAATATTCTGTTGATTAATTTAGATAATTCATAATAATCATATTTATTGTTTATTTTATCTTTGATTTCATCATCTGACATCTTATTAAGTGATGATCCCATAATTTGTATGGCTCCAAAATCGGCTATTTTAAATAAATAGTATATTGGTACATTATATATTTTATGATTAATAGAATATTTGATATGATTGATGGAAGGTTTTTTATAAAGAATATTTTTTGGTTTTGCATCATTGTGTAATATTCCAAGAGAATTTAGATAATAAATGCCATAACATACTTGGAATATCATTGATGCCCAAGTCATATCATAAGTTTGATTGTCAAGGTTGTTAGGATTTTTGATTAGTTCATTACCCAAATTATTCAAATCACCATCCATTAATTCCATAACCATAACAGGATATGATAATGATAAATAGTATTTGTCCACAGATATGACATTATTATTGACAGGTGAAAGTTCTTGCAACATACCAACAACATAGAATTCTTTCATGACAGAATCAATATCATTTTTTGTATATATTTTTATTATTTTTCCATTTGATTCATAGATAACTCCATCACCACCTTTCCCAATAAAATCATATTTAGTTTTATCAATTACCACAGATTTATATCCTGTAATTAATTGTTTAATAATGTTATTATTTATTATGATTTTTTCCATAATAAATAATACTTATATAATAAATATTTAATCATACAATGATTTTGGATTGAGTCTTACAAATGATTTATTGATTGTGTCCATTGTCTTATTTCTTTGTTGATCCATGTAATTAGTTATTTCTTCAAGTGAATTGATATTCGTTTCTTGATTTTCTTCATTTGTGTATGTCCCAAATGAATCATTCACTCTGATGTATGTTTTAATGTTAGGTTTGGAATTAACCATGTCGAAATAAGTCTTTTCATCCATATCCGAATTGTCATTTCCTTGAACAGTGTTTTCAATTGCACTATCTGAAGGTGAGGATTGAAGATATGAGACAACATCTGTAAATATATCACCTGAATCTAATTGTTCCTCAATTGTTGGTGTACAATAATTCACAATGTTATTTGATTCATTAAAATATCCTGCATTCATTTCAGTATTGTTATATGATGATGTTGCACTCATATTGTTAATTACTTGGTTTGATTGACTGAATCTTACCTTCTTAACCAATTGTTGAGTCTCTTCATCATCCTCAACTTCAGCAATTGAGGAGGATTCTTCACCATCTTCTTCCGAATATTTCTTAACTGGTTCTTCAACATTGTTTAGACTGTCAAGATGGTCATATACTCTATTATTAGGCATATCAGACTTATATTCTATTTGGGAGTCAGGACGATATACTATATTTTTAGAATATGGATGGACAAGAGGGTCAACAAATTTAGGATCAAATGAAGCGGTGTAATGTTCTGATTGATTAGTATTTACAGAATCGCATTTATCGTCGAATGGTTTGAACAATAAAATTGTGATTATTGCAAAAACGGCAATGATTAATATTGTTTTGAGGGTTGAATCCATATGAATGATGTAATTATAGTTTATAGTCAGAATAAATTATTTTTTCTATATCATTGAGTGATGATAGCAAAAATTAATAATCTTTCTTCTTTAAAAAAAGATTATTTATCATTTTTACCATTTGGTATGTGATTAGTATTACTATAATCTATTAATTGTTTTATAAATATTGGATTTGGATCAATATTTCTTTTTTGTTTCACAAATTCATATGCCTGTTTAAATGTCATACCATTCTTTATTAATAAAAATATTACAAAACATACTGATCTTGACAATCCCTTAAAACAATGCACTAATATTATTCTGTTCTTATTAACTAACCCTAATATCTTATCTACTGTTTTGTGGGTAGCATTAATAAAATCAATACTGTCTGTATCATCTATCATTATCTTGTCATATTCTATCCCATCAATCATAAATATTGGTCTCTTTGTGATTGATACTATGTTCTGTATTTTTTTACTTCTTAATAATGATACATTCTTTGCCCCATTCATATCACTTATGTAAATGTTATCTGTTATTTTACTCATTGTCATTTGCATATCATTATATCTCTTTAGAACAGTTATTAACATTTGTCTATTCTGAAACTCATTGATATGAATATTTCTTTTTGACTCATCCATCCTGTCATTTAATATTATTAAATCTCTAATCATAAATATGATATCCCCATAATCAGATCCATATAATTCTGTGTCCTTTATTATTTTTATAATTAAATTCCATAATTTTGGATTATATGATATCTTTTTGAATATTTTATACAATTCATCATCTAATACATCAGTCTTAAGAATGAGTGTTGTGAATGATTGATACACTTCATTATTAGTCAGAAATAGTTTGACATTACTATTCATCAATTTTATGAACTCATTATAAATATATTTCCAACATATTCTATGATAACAAATACATTTCTTATTTCCATTACATGTCATATTCTTCATTTCTGGTATATCACATATTTTAATTGTATATGAATCTAATATACAATCTATTAACTCATGACTCTTTCTATTATTTGTAATATACTTTATTGTATTTATTGCCGTCTCTTTTGGATATATCAATGTAATGTATTTTATAATATACATTGGGTATTTACGATAATTATCTATTATTCTTCTTGTTATCTCATCATAATTCCCTCCCTTCTTTAATTCAATTATTATCTCATTCGTTGATAATTTATTATTATCTGTTACATATGATCCTATACAATTCTCTTTTTCTAAGAGTGTCATTATCGCTTCTATATTTTTTCCTAATAATAAAAAATGGCTTAGTATGGATGTTTATCACTAAATAGTTAACATTCTCATTAGCAAATATATCACTCCAATTATATACAATCCTAAATATGTATATGATATCACACCTCCAACTATATCCATTTTCCTTGGTTCCATATTCACCCTCTTTTTATATCTTCTTTTTTTCTGGTTCTTCTTCTTTTTTTCCTTCATTTTTGTATTAATAATATTATTACTTATTGTCTCACAATTAAAATAACACTCAAAATCAGGATATGTATCTTTTGGATAATAAATTCTGTAATCCATAATGATTAATTCTGATCATTATGTATTGTTTATTTTTTAATTCATTATTTATTCCATTTTCGATTTAATATATTCCACCATATCATCATATGTAATTTGTTCGTCATTCTCTCCTGCTGGCATTAGATTCATTAGATTTGTTGGATTTGTTTCAGATTTATGTTCTGATAATCCTGATAAACCTGATAATCCTGATATTTGTTGTGATGATTTATCATGTTCATCAAAATAATTGTATTCCAGAATATCATCATCCACTTTTATTTCTGTATTCTCTTCTGTATCTATATTTATATCTGATAATGGAATAAATGATTCCTGCATGATGTCTGTATATTTATCTTCTGTATATTCATGTCCAATATTTTTGTCTATTTCATTAATTTCATTAATTACATTAATATCAGGTTCTGTATTTGTTTCTGTATTAAATAGAATTTTCTCTTTGATATTATCGATATTGTCAGGAATTGGAATTATTTCACTTGGAACAACATTTATTTCGGGTATATCACCTATAATATTACCAATATTACCTCTTAATTGATCTACCAAATCCAATTTATTTATCGAACTAGTTTTGATGTCTATTTGATCAATATTTCTATTGCAATATCCTAAAAATCCAATCGTCATTGATGTCATATTCAGATCCTGAACATTCAAATAATATGTAATCCATGTTATTGTCATTGTTAATATTATTAGTGATATCACTGACACAATTAATCCTATTACTTTATGTTTCTTATCAACATCATCATCAATACTGTCTGTCAAATTTGTTAGAAAGTTCATAATATATGTCCTTTTAGTATATAATATTGATAATTGCTCTTTGACTGTCAATACATAATTATTCTTAATAATTGTCTCAGGTATCATATTGTGTATGTTTGCTGTTACCGATAAATATACATATTGGAACACAATCTTGATATTTATTAATATTTTAATTATGTATTTTTTAATCATATCAATATTAACATTTCCAAATAACTTTAGTAATTTATTTGCATACCAAAATATACTGACTATTAAATTATCTATCAAATAATATGTCTTATTTTTTATCCATTTGGTAATATCATTCATATTAATCTTGTTGAATGGCAAATTAGATAAAAGATCATGTCTAATATGTTTATCTTTAAGATAATTATCATTTTCTATTTTTGTCCCAATTATTTCATTTTGTGATGTAAGTATATATATCATAACACCTTCACATATTTGTCCTGATTTATCTTCATAATTGTCAATTGCCAATGATGTTAATATTCCAGACTTATTAGTGTTAATGTACTTCCATAAATATGATGTGATATTTCTTAATGAACATATTCCTAATTGTGTCTTCATGAATGAATCTGTAAAAATTACATAATATGAATGCTTATTTATTCCACATCTATAGGATGGAACAGTATTTGATTTATTATCATCTGGTAGTACTTTACCTAAATCTATTCTATTAATATGAACATTCTTTTTGTGAATTATTTTTGTTATTAATTCATACTTACTGTTTATTGTAATCAAAATTGTTAATATTATAACATCATTATTTCTCACAATATCCATTTTTATCACATTGTCATATCTTGTTTGTGATTTATTAATATTTATTTCTTTTGGACTTGTTTTGTCAGATAAATCGAATACTCTAATAATATTATTGTCTATTATTGATATTACATCATCACCACAAATCATTTCAGATATATTAGATATATTGGATACATTAATAAACTCATATACTGATCTTGAATAACTAATTGGATTATCGAAATATTTCAGTTTGTTAGTCTTATCAGTTGAATATATATGATTTGATATTTTGTCAAAGGTTATGATTTTTTCATTCTGTTTGAACATTTCACTACAAATAATTTTCATTTGAGATTCATCACTATCCAACTTAGGTAATGACATAAAAATATATGATGATATATTTACATTATGAACATCCACTATGTTAAGATAAGTGAATATATATTTAAGGTCATTTGATACTTTGACTGAAGATTGTGATATATGTTTAATATTATCAGTGTCTAAACAGAATTTATTTTTCTTCTTGTTTAATGTGTCAGAAATTGTGACAATAAATAAATTATTTTTAATGTGAGATAATTTGACAATAACCTCTTTTTCCTGATATTTAACAGCGTCAAATGACAATAATGAAATATTGTTGTCTTGCATGATTATATTATAAATCTGTATTATAATATAATTATTGATTGGCAAATAACATAATATATTTAATTTATGTTGTTGGTGCCATAGTTGTTGTTGGTGTTCCTGATGTTCCTGATGTTGTTGTTGATGTTTCTATTTTGATATCATCAACTCTTACCAATGATGATATTCTTTCGTAATTTGGTTTCAATACTATTAATTCACCATTATATGATGCATATGGAACCCACATACTAATATATTCACCATCTGATTCTGTACTTATATATAAATTACGGTATTCTGCTGAAATCTCCGGTTTAAACTTTCTTGCCATAATTGTATTAGGATCAATATTAACTCCACCTTCTACATATTTAGGATCTACAAATGATCCAAACATTTCTTTATAAAGTCCCCATTTGTTTTGTGTTTGATCTAAATCATATATACTTATGTGATATCTAGGAATTGTAGTATTTAATGTTTTGACATAATACATCACAATATTAATAGAACATATTCTACTTCCATTAATATCTATTACCATTCCACTTGATGTTCTATTTATTCCCATAATTGTTGATGTAGACATATCTAATGTAGATCTCTCTGTATATTTTATTTCTCCTGGAAGTTCGGCATCTGGCGTTTCGAAAATTCTGATCATTCTCAATATATATCTTGATCCACTATAAATACCAACTGCCACCGCCAAATGTGTATGATTGACTGTCATATAATTAGGAACTACCATTGCTCCATTACTTAATGCCAAATCAATTATAGATTTGAGTGTTACATTAAATCCACTTGTTGTAAAATTGTCCAACATATATACATATAATTTATTGTCTTTGACAAATATCATTTGATCACTACTTTGATCGACAGTAGCAAACTTACCATTACCAAATAATGAGTCATCTACTTTATCTAACTTTGTATATGTGTCATTTTTATGATCATAGACATATGCTCTAATTGAAGAACTTATATTGCCATATAATGAAGTGTCATAACAGAAAATCATAAAAGAATTATCATCTATTTTTCTACAAGAAATTCTATTAATATACATCTCAGATTTGGGAATTGTCAAACCACAACAATAACGTTTCCAAACATATTTCCCAACCTGATATGGGTTAATGTTTGTTGCCACATCTTGTAAATAGAATAATTGTATCTTATATACAATGTCATCAATCGTAATACTTGTCTTTCCTTCTGATTCCTTCTTTATTTTCGAAAAAATACCACATATTACATTTGTATCTGGATCATAATGTGTATAATATGTATCATCATAATACACTGTTCCATCATTTTCGTCAGCAAATACACCGTCATTAATAATCATTATGTTTGATTTTACCTCTCGACTTGTATTATTTGTAGTTGTTGTGCTCATTTCTTATAAAATACTCCAAGGAATTTAATATATCTTGGAAGGGAACTTAATATAAACAAAAATTAATCGTCATCATCACCATAGATAATACTCATCTTCAATGAAGATGTTTGGATTTCGATTTCCCCTAAATTGTCATAATAATATCTGTATGGTTCTACATCCTCTGCCAAATTATTGGTATGTTTGATGATCACACTATCATCCAATAGCAAAATATTATTCTTGTCATCAATACAATATGGATATGGCACATCATTATTTCCAACTTGTGCAATTAATTTTGTGATTTCATTTTCTGATGTAAATGATTTCACATTCTTTGAAATATAATAGTATTCATTCTTTGATACCTTCAACAAAACTACATTTCCGTCAAATTCATCACCATAACCACCACTATATTTCGTCATATTATTTAATGGACTCTTTCCAATAAATAGTTTTTCATATTTGTATTTCTTACCCTCCACATTATACACATCTTCCCAATCCTCATCTCCATCCTCCTCATCATCTTCATTTGTTTCATTCGTTTCAGTTTTATCCTTATAATCCTCATCACCAACAAATACTCGTTCTTTCCATCTGTAAATTGTGACTTCATTATTCTTCTCATCTACTACAACTTTGTATGGTCTTCCACCATTCCAATGAGTATAATATGTGTTATTTTTCACATCATTCGAAATATTAGACAATGCTAACTTGGCCGTCCCTTGAGGAATGAACACTTTGATCAGTTCATTATTTGTTTCGGTATTAGTAGTGTCTGTCATTTTGTATAGATTGTTTCAATGGATTATTATTTTAATAGAACACTACTTAATGACAATCAATAAATGTAATATTCAATTTTTATCATTATAAATAATATGATTCTTCAATAATGGATAGATTAATTGATTATGATTATTCTCAATTATTCCAATTATTTCATCAATTTTATCATAACATTTTGTCAATGGTTTTATTGAATTCTTGTATGATCCTGTATTTACTTCAACTAATGAATATTTATGTCCATTCTTGTAAATACATATACATGATGGCATAATCATATTTTGTAGTTCTGAATCTTTAATATAAATAATACTATCTGTCATTATTGATCATAAACAAAGATTATATCATATTACTCTCTCTGGATGGAAAAATGGAAAAATGGAAAAATGGAAAAATGGAAAAATTCATTTCTCAGGAATCCATTCATAATCAATTCCAATTGTTTTTGTCATATTATTTGTTTCACATGTCAAACATGGAGAATTAATATGTAACATTGGAATATATCTCTTCATAATTTTTCCATAAAAATACTTTCTGTATGATGATTTCTTATCACCCATTGAATAACAGATCTTATTTATTTTAGAGTGATTACAAATTTTATACAATAACTTAAATTTTCCATTAAGTAACTCCTCATTAGATAATTCTGTAGGATATGTTTTCTGTTCTAATAGATTGTCAATAAGTGCTATTTTCCAATTGCCATAATTATATATTGAGGTCCAATTATTTGCCAATTCAGTGAATTTAATCTTTAATTCCGATTGAGTGGCAAATTCTATTTTGACAACAGCAATATATGTTTTAGAATCATTCTTATAAAAATATGTCATATGATTATTTGACATCTTGAAGAATGATTCTCCAAAGTACCAATTATTTTTGATCCATTTTAGAAAAGATTTCATATTGCTATGTGAAATCATATTTGATCCATTTTTATGGAATAATTCCAATAATACATATTCCGCACGTTTGAGACCTTAAAAACCTTATAAAACTCTATAAAAAT